GAAGAAACATTTGATTCTGAAATTGCGATCTATGATCTAGGTATGTTTATCAATGGACTAACATTATTAGATCAACCAAAGATCAATACTGATAGCGATAGTTATGTAACTATTACTGATGCTGCAGGTAGATCAAAGACCAGATACTTCTATGCTGACCCTGACATCATTACTCAGGCACCAGATAAAGAAATCTCTCTTTCTAACTTAGATGTATCATTCCACTTAGATGCTGAAACACTAAGACAACTAAACAAAGCAGCATCTATCTATGCACTTCCAGACTTATGTTTGTTTGGTGATGGAGAAGAAATGAATCTTTGTGTCACTGACAAGAAGAATGAAACTTCTAATAACTTCTCAGTTAAAGTTGGAAACACAGATCAAAATTTCTGCCATTGTTTTAGAGTAGAAAACTTAAAGTTACTTGCAGGTGCGTATGACGTATCTATCAGTAGTAAGAGTGTTGCTCTATTTCAAGGTAAAGGAATCAAATACTATATTGCACTAGAACCAAATGCATGATGATTTTCTCTGGGTAGAGAAATACAGACCGAAGAATATCGATCAGTGTATCTTACCTAAGAATGTGAAAGAAACCTTCGCTAGTTTTGTTGAGCAGGGGGAGATACCTAATCTTCTCCTCTCTGGCACAGCAGGTGTTGGTAAAACTACTATTGCGAAAGCACTTTGTAATGAACTTGGAGCAGATTTTTATGTCATCAATGGATCAGACGAGGGGAGATTCCTCGATACCGTTAGAAACCAAGCACAAAACTTTGCTGCGACTGTATCTCTTACAAATGGAGCAAAGCACAAAATCCTTATCATCGATGAGGCAGACAACACTACCCCAGATGTACAACTTTTACTTCGGGCATCGATAGAGACTTACCAAAAGAACTGTAGATTTATTTTTACATGTAACTTTAAGAACAAGATCATTGAACCTTTACACAGTAGAACAACTGTAGTTAATTTTAATGTTCGTGGTAAAGTTAAACAAGAACTTGCAGCAAAGTTCTTTGAAAGATGTCGTGGTATACTCATGGCAGAGGATGTTTCTTTCTCAGACAAAGTTGTAGCGGAAGTAATCCAGAAATATTTTCCTGACTTTAGAAGAACTTTGAATGAACTTCAAAGGTATGCATCTACAGGTAGTATAGATACAGGGATACTAGCAACACTTGGTGATGCTAAGATTGATACTCTCTGTGAGAGTATGAAAGCAAAGAAGTTCAATGATGTAAAAGCATGGGTCACTCAGAATCTAGATTCAGATCCTGCATCTATCATGCGTAACTTATATGACAATCTTACAGGTATTATGGATGGTCCTAGCACTGCAGCAGCAGTTCTAATTATTGCAGACTACCAATACAAATCTGCATTCGTAGCAGATCAAGAAGTAAACCTTCTTGCATGTCTTACTCAACTTATGATGGAGTGTAACTTTAAATGAATCTTTTCCTATCATGCCCACCAGTATATACATTACCTGGTACTTGGAATGATCCAGAGAAAATAGCAAAGTGTTATGACACA